TGCTAGAAAAATTCAGAGTTGCACAAAATCTGATTTATGATTTGTTCAATAATGGTTTGTGCAACAGACGATCTCATTTCGTCCAGTTCTTTGATATGCCTGTCTACACGAGAGGTGGTATCACTCAGAATCAATTTAATAATCTTGAAGTAGAGTTAGAACCAATCTTTACTGAGATTATGCAAGACGCTTTTATCGAACAGAAAAATCAAGGAGTAATATAATGGGTTTACATGTAAACATCTATAAAGAAGCAAGACAAGAAGATTCTTGGTTAGGTTCAATTGATTGCACAATGGGTGGTGAGTCATCCTATGCAAAGGGGTTCACTGTTGTGAATGCTGATGGGCCTTTCGAACCTTGTGAAGATTATCCTGCTGCTGAACTTGTGATGGCAGAACCAATCGGTGGTAAGAAAATACTAAGGTTGATTCCAGAATCCAAGAAAGGTAAGTGGACAATGTTCGGTGGTAACTACGCCGGAACGTCTGACTCAAGGTTCTCAGAACTTTGTGAAAGATTGCTTGGTGTGAATTTCTACGGTGCTGTCGCTGTTCACGATAGAGTGGAAGGATAAGAGATGGTTGGAATTGAAACAACACTAGGTTTCCTAGAAGCTTATAAGGGTGATTTAGAGTATGGTATCAGTAATGGTATCGACTCTATAAATCACTCAACAAATGGTACGCCTTTCTTTTACGGTGTGGACGAAGCTACTGATTACTTGTCTGAACTCCAGACTTTAATTATACAAATAAAAAGACAAATATCTGAAAAAAGTACTTGACATTTGTTTTAATAACATGTATACTGTATAGGTAAGATTGAGAAAAGGAACTGATTATGGAACAAGCACTAGTTGATTATATCACCACTCAGAACGCTGAAACCCAAGCATGGGTTGATGCTGCTGAGGGACGTTGGGCAGGAATGATACCTACCGACCCTGATTTCTTTGAAGAGAATGGTTGGACTACTCTCGTGAAATACAAGCGTGCTATGTTGGAAGAAGACGCTTACTATACACTTGCAGAAGCATATAGTAAGAGTTATGCTAGAGCTCATGACTTCAGTAGTATGACTGATGCAGAGTTAAATGATCTTTGTGAAAGTGCTTGTAAAACCATTGAGTCGAATATGAAAGAAGAGGCTGAGTGGGAGCAAAAATGTGTCGATACATTCAAGTCTATTCTTACTAACGCTATCAACTATGGGGCTCGTGATGAAGAGACTGCTCTACGTTGGTTAGTAGAGGGCGAAGACTTTTACCACAGTCAAGACGTTGAGTCTTTTGTTTATGGATACGGTATCCTGTTCACAGACTATGGTAAAGAAATTGTCAAAAAAATAATGAACATTGTAACCTACAAGGAGTTTGTATAATGGTAGATGTGATTCGTGATATCAATATCCTAGAATCTTTATTGATTGCTATGGATGAGGGTGCGTCTGATGAGAAGCGAATGGCGCTTCAGTCAGTTGAAAATTTGATTGCAGAGAAGAAAGAAATTATCTCTGCGTTTGAAAAGGAGTTTGCAAATGATACGCAACAAGAAGCCTAATGACAAAATTGTAATTGATTTGACAGGCCCACAAGGAAATGCATTTTTTCTTTTGGGTACTGCAAAGAGGTTTGCAGAAGAGTTGGGTGAAGATGTAAACGCTATCATTACAGAGATGAAGTCTAGCGACTACGAAAACCTTATTTCTGTGTTTGATAAATACTTTGGACACTTTGTAATTTTGGAGAGATAACATGGGTGCAATTGAACATTCTATTTTGGCGACAGGACTTCTTGCCGCCGCATATTACTTTGGCATTTGGAAAGGTAAGCGTGATGTTATAGATGATGTCGTAACATCAACCCTTGAAACTCTAGAGAAGGGTAACTATGTAAAAGTATTCTATAACGAAAAAACAAAAGAAAAAGAGCTAATACCTCTTGACAAACCTTTGTGACTGTGGTATTGTAGTTTGGTAAGTGAGAAATAAATTATGTATAAAACTTTAGAAGAGGCAGTAGCGGCTGCCCAAGAATTAAGTGAGACACTAGAAAGCTATGTCAAAATTACTCTTTGTCCAGAAGGAAAAGGGTATGAATTGTTTGGTACTGGTGAACTTGTAAAAACCGTGAAAGGGTAAATAAAAAATGAAACGAACTTTAATTATCACAACTGCGTTAGCAACAGCGTTGTTCACAACATCTGCTTATGGACAAGATGCGTCTGTTGAGGATAAATACAAAGTTGTGGAAAAACGATATCCACACACAGAACATGTATGTACTACAGTTGATGTTCCTATCTATGGTAACGTAGGTGGTGGAGCTTCTGGTGCAGATGTTCTGGGTGGAATGATTCTCGGCGGGATACTTGGTAAAGGTATCAGTGGAGATGATAAAGGTGCTGCCGCTGGTGCAGTACTAGGTGGAGTTTTCTCTGCCGATAAAAAGAAAAAAGGTAATCAACAAATTGTTGGTTATAAACAGGAACAGCGTTGTCAGCAACACACTACATATACTACTGAGAGAAAAGAAGTTTACTCTCATAGTGTTGTAACTTTCTGGCATGAAGGAAACGAGTACAGGGTTAAGTTTAATCGTTATTAATGATTAATTCTGCCCGTAGCTCAACTGGACAGAGCAACAGCCTTCTAAGCTGTAGGTTATAGGTTCGAGTCCTATCGGGCAGGCCAATTTGAGGAAAATATGAGGTACAACAAATATAATAAAAGAAAAAACTTTAAGCAAGAACAGCAACCACAAGGTTTAACTGTGATTGTTCGTGATAACGATGTGAATAAAGCATTGAGAGTTCTGAAGAAGAAATTGTTGAATGATGGATTCTTCCAAGAACTTAGGGAAAGAACATTCTATGAGTCCAGAGGTACTAAACGTAGAAAGGCAAAGTTGGCTGCTACGAGAAGGTACAAGAGGAAGATGGAAAAACGTAAAGAAGAACTTGGATTTTAAGTAAGGATTTAGAAATGGCAAGGCGTGCTACGAAAACAGAAAACGATTCAACTCTACCGAAACCACGCAAGAAGCGTAAACCAATGACTGCCGAGCAGAAAAAGGCAGCAGGCGAAAGACTTGCAAAGGCTAGAGAGAAACGTCTTGCAGAAAATCCACCAGAGTATAAATCAGTTCATCCTAGTGTTCTAGCTCGAGGTGACGATGATGCTTGGGCGCATAAGAAAGTTAAAGAGTGGATTAAAACTCAAAAGAGTTTGATGTCTGCTGAGCGCTCAAACATACGAGCAAAGGTTAAGGGTGCAATTGCACGATACGAATCCCATCGTGGATATATCAGAAACTTAGAAACTTATCTAAGAACTGGTGAATACCATGATATGTTTTGGGGTGAGTATCAAGAGCATCGTTGTAAGTCAATCTGTCTTGTAATGGCGTATCACCCAGACGGCACACCAAAGAGAAGTGTTGGCACATGGTATCCAGATATTAGGTGCGAGTGGACGAAAGAGATGGAAAATGAATAATGACAACATAATCAATTTCCCCTTGAAGTTTAATAAGACTGTTAAGGTTGATAATACTGGTGCTAGGGTTCGTGAACATATGTTGTTTACAGAGAACCTTACAGAATCCCTTGTTGTGAACATGATACATAACATGTCTGAAAATGGTATTGATGTTGACAGGCAAGCGTTCCTTAGAGATACATCATTCTTAATTGAATTGATTAAGAGTATGGTGTATAGAGATGGTGGACTTGACCATCCACTACAGGATTTTACAGCGATGTTTACTCAGTACATAGAAGAAGAGGACGGTAGCAGCACATTAGATATTGACCTTGATTTGATTAAGGAAGTTTCCCTAGAGGTTGGTGGTGATGATGAACCAGAACCACCAAAAGTAAGTTAGCGCCTGTTTAGCTCAGCTGGTAGAGCAACTGATTTGTAATCAGTAGGTCGGGAGTTCGATCCTCTCAACAGGCACCAGATTATTTTAACGGAGTATAGCACAGTCTGGTAGTGCGCTGCGTTTGGGACGCAGAGGTCTAAGGTTCGAATCCTTATACTCCGACCAAAAATCTATTGACAATGTGTTTTATATCTGGTATGATAGTACATAAATAAAAGTGAGAATACTATGATTTTAGTGGACATGAACCAAGTAACTATCAGTAATCTGATGGTACAAATAAACTCTACCAAGAGCAAGACGGTAGATGAGGATTTGGTTCGTCATATGGTTTTGAATTCTTTACGGATGTACCGTTCAAAGTTTTCTGAAGCATTTGGTGAACTTATTCTTTGTTATGATAGCAAGAAGTATTGGAGAAGAGAGTACTTCCCCAACTACAAATCAAACAGAAAAAAAGATAGAGCGAAGTCTGACTTAGATTGGAATACAATTTTTGATACACTCAACTCTATTCGTGATGAGATTCGTGAGACTTTCCCCTACAAGGTATTAGAGGTGGAAGGTGCAGAGGCAGATGACTGTATCGCCGTAGTGTGTAAGCACATATCTGAAACACCAAACGAGTTTGAACATATCTTAATTTTGTCGGGAGATAAAGATTTCATACAGTTGCAAAAACACAACTTTGTAAAACAATATAGTCCTGTATTGAAAAAATTTATCAACGGTATTGATCCGACTATATATATTAAGGAACATGTGTTAAAGGGCGATAGAAGTGATGGTATTCCAAACTTCTTATCACCAGACAATACATTCGTAGATGAGTTGCGACAGAAACCTATGTCGAAGAAAAAGATTGCTGGTTGGATTGAGTCCAATCCAGATGATGTTTTTACAGAAGAGATGATGCGTAACTATCAACGAAACAAAACGCTAATTGATTTGGAGTGTATTCCAGAAGACTTGACAAATAAAATCCTAGATGAATATAGGAAACCACCTCAAGGCGACAGGAGTAAACTTCTAAATTACTTTATTAAAAAGAGATTGAGAAATCTTATGAACGACATTGGAGAATTTTGATTATGGCAATATCAACATACACACCGTTACTTTCTGAAGTATTGAAGAAAGTACACAACGCTAAGACTAAGAGTAAGAAGATTGAAATATTAAAGGAAAACGATTGTGATGCTTTAAGAATGATTATCAAGTCTTCTTTCGACCCAAACATTGAGTGGGTCATCCCAAACGGAGAAGTTCCCTTTACTGCAAACGAAGCAGAAGAAGGTACGGAACATACTGTATTGCGTAAGGAAGCAAAAAAATTGTTTAACTTTGTTAAAGGTGGAAACAATGCAATTGCTGGATTCAAACGTGAGAATATGTTCATTCAAATGTTGGAGGGGTTGCATATATCTGAAGCAGAAATAGTTATCGCTGCTAAAGACAAATCCCTTCATAAAGTTTACAAAGGACTCTCTGACAATGTTGTCAAGGAGGCTTTTAATTGGAATGATAACTACATGAAACAGGAGTAAACAACATGAGTTTCAAACTATCTAACAGGTCGAAAGGCAAACTAGAAGGAGTGCATCCAGACATGGTTGCAGTCGTTGAGCGTGCCATTGGGTTGACGAAGGTCGATTTCGGCGTAACATATGGTGTCCGTGAGCTTGAGGAACAAAAACGCCTCGTAGCATCAGGACGCTCACAGACTATGAAGTCTAAACACCTTGTCCAAGAAGACACTGGTTATTCACATGCAGTTGATGTTGTCGCTTATGACGGTTCAGATGTTGTGTGGGAAATCAACGTGTATGATGACATTTGCGATGCTTTCAAACAGGCTGCAGAAGAATTGGGCGTAGCGGTTAAATGGGGTGCTGCATGGAGTGAGGGCGATATTCGTTCTTATGAAGGCACAGCAGAAGACGCTATGAATGCATACATCGACTTGCGCCGATCACAGGGCAGACGCCCGTTCATTGATGGGCCTCATTTTGAGTTGATCGTATAGCGGATGCGGTGGCGCTCTATTTCTCCTCTCTCTTCTTACACCACAGAAATGAGCGCCACCGCCAGAGGCAGAATTAATATGACAGAC